CGACCATGAGATTGATCGCCTGCACTGGCACGCGCGCATGATCGACCTCTACTTCTGGGTCGTCATTCTCGGGTTCTCGTACATGCACATCTACTGGGACCCGTCGCAGGGTGCCAAGGTGGTTGACAAGTTCATCCCGGATCAGGACGAGGACATTCCGCAGGCCCCGCACGCGACGGCAACTGCCTACGACCTCTACGAGGGACAGGTGGGCGTGGACGTGGTTCCCGCCTTCGAGATGTCAGTCGATCCGAACGCCCTCCACTTCGAGGAGGCGCTGTGGTGTGTCCGTACCGTGTCGATGACACGAGAGGCGTGCTGGGAGAAGTTCGGCGTCGTTCCCCAGACGGAGCTTCCTGGCCGCACGCTGGTTGACGAGGTTTACGCACTGACGGACAAGGCCCGCGAGGACCGCCCCTACGTCGAGACGGTGCCGGTACACCAGTTCTGGATGAAGCCCGGCGGGCGCGCCTGCCCGGAAGGGATGGTTGTTACCTACGCAGGCAACCAGATTCTCGAAGGCCCCATGCCGTTCCCGTACGAGCACGGGCGTTTGCCATTCGTGCAGTTCGACATGCTGCCCGGCCTCGGGTGCCGCGAAGGCCGCACCTGGGTCACGGACCTCATTCCTATTCAGGCCGACTACAACGACAGCCGTTCTCGTGAGGCAAGTGTCCGGCGCGTGCTTACGCCGAAGATCATTGCTCCGGCAGGCGCGATCGACCCGCAACGAATCACCAGCCGGGTCGAGGTCATCACTTACGCCCAGACTGGTCAGAAGCCCGATCTGCTGATGCCGGACAGCCGGTGGATGGCGCAGTACGAGCAGAACATGAACCGGGCCAACCAGGAGCTTGCTGATCGGGCAGGCCAGTCGGACGTGTCGTCCGGTCAGGCACCCGCTGGCACCCCGGCTGCCGCGATCATGGCGTTGCAAGAGGCCGACGACACCAAGCTCGCCGTGTCCTCGAAGCAACTGGAGAAGGGCGTCGAACAGTCCGGCTGGATGATCCTTCAGCTTGTTCGACAGTTCTGGCAGGAGCCCCGCATCTGCCGCACCTGGAGCGAGGACGGAGACCTGGAGGTCTACCAGTTCATGGGCTCCGACGTGGGCGAGCAGATGGACGTCAATGTGGACTCCGACTCGGCGCTGCCGCGCTCCAAGTCGGCCCGCATTCAGCTTGCACAGCAGCTTTGGCAGGAGAAGATCGTCACCGATCCGAACCTCTACATCCGAATCATGGACCTGCCGGGCATGGACTTCGTGTCGGAGAACATCAACGTGGACGCGCGTCAGGCGCAGCGTGAGCACGGCAAGCTCATCCGCGGCGAGGACGTGGCGGTCAATACCTTCGACAACCACATGGCGCACCTTCAGGAGCACAACAACCTGCGGAAGTCCGAGGACTACGAGAAGGCCCCGGTCGAGATCAAGGCCGTCATCGACGCGCACTGCGCCGTGCACGAGGAGATGGCAATGGCGCAGCTTCAGAGCCCGCTGCCGCCGGGCACGCCGTACATGCCGGACCTGATGAATCCCCCTGGCACGGATCAGAAGTGGTCAGGTGTGGGCACGCCGGTACCCACTGACGGGTCGATCCCCGGCGAAGGTATCGACGCAGGCCCGCCGACCGGACCGCCGGGCACCCCCGGCAACCCGGCACCGACGGGCATCATGCCCGCAGCCCAGGCTGCCGGGATCGGCGGCGCATTCCGCCCCGGCCCGGTGCCTGGTATTCCTGAGGACGTGCAGAACGCTCGGATGGGTATGTAATGGCGAACGCGCTCACTCGGGCAGTCAACGACTTCAAGCCGAAGCCGCTGCCGAAGATCAACGTTCCAAAGAAAATCGCCCCGCGCGACAAGGCCCCCAAGATTGCGGTGCCGGTCCGTCGGCAGAGCGCATACTAGAGTCATGGCCCGACTCACTGCCGCGCAGCGTCGCAAGCTGCCCGCGTCCGACTTCGCCGGACCCAACCGTTCGTTCCCGATCAACGACGCCAACCACGCCAGGGCGGCCTTGTCGATGCTCCACAACGCCCCGCCGTCGGCGCGGGCTCGTATTCGTGCGGCAGCGGAACGCAAGCTCGGCAAGCGTGCCCCCCGCAACGGCCTGGACGGCGCCAAGTGAATCCGGCGCTCATGAACCCGAACGCCCTGGCGATGCTCGCCATGCAGGCGCAAATGATGGGCAGCCCCATGCAGCAGCAGGCGGCGCCTCAGCAGATGATGCCTCAGCAGGCACCCGGTATCCCGATGGGTCTCATGGTGCCGCCGAGTCCTACGGCTTCTGGACGAATGCGCGCTGCGATTCAGCGCGGCGCCAAGAGGGGCCGACAGAGCGGCGCAGCGCGCTAACTGCTACTCTATGGGCAGCACTGCCCGCATTCCTAGACCGGAGGCATGATGCCCGAGGAACTGCCCACTGACGCTCCTGTCGAGGAGCAGCCCGTTGTCACTGACGAGGCCGCCGAATCCACTCCCGCCGAGGAGCCCGAGCCCTTCGTCCTGCCCGACGAGTTCGTGCAAGAGGTTCGAGAGTGGGGCGGCCCTGAGGCTGTGCGCGAGGCGCGCCAGCTTCAGCAGGCACTTCAGACCGAGGACGGCCAGATTGACCTGCTCGTCCAACTCCTGCGCTCCGTGGGCTACGGGGTCAAGGAAATCGAATACATGTTCTCGGACCAGTTCCGGGTCCCGGACGCTGGTCTGCCCGCCCCCGGCCAGGTGCAGCAGCCGGGTGAGCCGCCCGAGGAAAAGGTCATCACAGCGGCTGATCTCGACCAGAAGCTCGCCGAGGTTCAGTCGCAGTATGCACAGCAGCTTCAGGCGATTGAGCTTCAGCGCGCTCAGGCTGTGACCACGCAGGTAGTCGACACGTTCTTCGGCGAGAAGCAGGTCGAGGACCCGCAGGTTCGGAGGCTCATCATCAACCTCGGGGCGCAGATTCTCCCCGACGGCGACTTCGACCCGCAGCATGTGCGCTCTGCGCTGGACCAGGCGTTCACGATGTACCAGGCCCAGGTCGAGAAGGAAGCCAAGCGATACGCCCAGAGCAAGCTCGCCACCGCGAAGTCGCAGCCGACGCACGTTGGCGGCGGCACGTCCGGCGGCGAGGACGACACGCCGCAGTATGGGCAGCTTGGCGCGAAGGCTCTGGAAGTTGCAAAGAGGCGGGTTCGCGAGCGGTATAAGGCGTCGCTGGCCGAGGAAAGCTGACGATGCATCTAAGCCGTACCGAGAGGTTCCGTATCTGGTGGCAGTTGTACGTCTTGCGCCGTGATTGGGCGTTCATCACGGCATATCGGCGCGAGTTCGGGTTTGTCATCCGGGACGGTGAGATGGGCCGTGGCTGGTACACCGCGCGAAAGGTGCTGGGGCCGTTTTATCGGCGACCTCGCCGGGGGTTCTTCCGCGACACTCCGGCTGTAGTTATTGATCCTGAGCGGGGTCGCTCCTGGCGATCTTTTGTGGGGGCGCCTGTTCGTCGCCCTCGGGAATGGCAGCCCAGGACGACAACAGAGGCCTGTAGACCCCCGGCGATTCGTTCCGCATTGACGCGACGCTAGTTTTCATCTGAGGCACTGTCAGAGTTGGTCATACTGGTGGTATGCCCCAGAGCTTGACTAACTTCGATGCGGCACTGAAGGACGACTACGGTCCCGGTCTGCGTGAGTCGATCAACAACAGCAATCCCGTCTGGACGGAGGCGACCCGCAACGACGAGGACATCGTGGGTCGCCAGGCGGTGTGGTCGGTCCACACGAGCCGTTCGACTTCGACGGGTGCCCGCGGCGAGCTTTCGGCGCTTCCCTCGGCGGACCGCCAGCGGTACAGCCAGGCGAAGGAGAACCTTGCCTACCTGTACCACACGATCAAGGTTTCGGGTCCTGCCAAGCAGTTGACCCGCAACGACACGGGCGCCTTCGTTCGTGCTCTGGAGGCCGAGATCGACGGCGCGGAGCGCGACCTGAAGAACGACTGCGCCCGGCAGGCATTCGGCGACGTCGTGACCATCGCGTCCACGAACTACACCGGGGCGCTCGCCAAGGTCACCAACGTTGCGACGAATACGCTCACGCTCGCTGCACCGAACGGCAACGCGATCACGGCGTCAGAGATGCGTTATTTCTTCGTCAATGAGTCGATCGACGTCATCAACGGTTCGACGGCGGCGGTTCGTGGTACCTCCACGATCTCCAGCATCAACCGCGCGGCGGGCACGATCACGCTCGCGGCGGCGCCCGGCGGTTCGGCGGCGAACGACTACGTGGCCCGCTCGGGTTCGTTCGGCGCCGAAATGTTCGGCCTGCGATACCTCGTCAACAACACTGGCGTTTTCGCCAACATCGACCCCTCCGTGGTTCCGACCTGGGCGTCGGTTCTCGTCGGTTCGACTTCGACCCCGATCTCCGAGGTCCTGATCGACCAGGCGCAGGAAGGGGTCGAGACCGACGGTGACGGCAACACGCCGACGCTGCTCCTCGGCGAGCACGCGCAGCGCCGGAAGCTCGCGTCGATCCTCCAGGCGCAGAAGCGGTACGACGGCCGCGAGGTCACGCTGAAGGCCGGGTGGCAGGGCCTCCAGGTCGCTCGTGGCACGCTCGTCTGCGACCGTTTCTGCCCGCAGCAGGACATGTTCGCCATCTACACGAAGGAATTCTGCCGCTTCGTCGGTCTGGACTTCACGTGGGACGAGGACGACGGCAAGGTGCTCTTCAAGGCGCTCGACGGCTCGGACGCGATCGAGGCTCGCTTCAAGAGCTACCAGAACCTCGTCACGACGAACCGTAATAGTCATGCCAGAATTCAGGTTAGTATTCCTGCATTTTAACTAGTAGCGCATATTACTAGATATGGGGGCGGTCTAACGTGTTAGACTGCCCCCATGCTGTTAGACTGCCAGGATTGCGGCGGAACTTTTAAGCGCACTAAACCGCGCGGTAGGCCGCCGTTGCGATGCCCCGACTGTCAACGCGCACATAAACGCGAACGAATGCGCGAGGCCGCTGCAAAGCGCCGAGTGAACGGAGACCACCGTAATTACATGCGGGCGTACTACCATCGCAAGCGTTACGGCGATGATGCGGCGCCACCGCCACAGATCGGCTCACATCTGGTGTGTCAGCGGTGCGAGAAGCCATTTCAGCGACAGAGCCTCAAGAACTACTCCAAGTTCTGCCCCGAGTGCCGATTGGAACGGCGTCGGGAGCGCGCGCGTGCCCGCTACGTTCCTAAGCCGCCGCGCCAGAAGCGCACGAACGCTGAGAGGCGGGCGCAGGTACGCGCTGCCAGAATCAAGCGACTGTATGGCCTGTCCCTCTCGGAGTACGAGAACCTGCTGAACAGCCCTTGTGCGATCTGTGGTGCGCAGGCTGAGGTAGTGGATCATTGCCACAAGACCGGCCGGGTCCGTTCTGGGCTCTGCAACAAGTGCAATCGAATGCTGGGGCACGTCAACGATGACCCCGCCCTCTTGCACAAGGCTGCCGACTATCTCCTGTCAAACTAGAATCATGTCAGGCGTCCTGCATCCTCATCAGGAGTTGGGCTGGGTCCGCGACACGACGGACCTGGTGAATCAGCTTCACAACGGCGACGGCATTCATTGGCCGGGCGACCCCGATCTCTCGCTGCACCAGGGCGTCATCTCGAATCGGCAGGGCAAGATTCTCGCTCGCCGTTGGGAGGTTTGGCGGCACTGCGAGGATGGCCAGGACCGCATGATCGGCCACTGGCGAATGGAGGAGTACGACCGGATCATCTTCGACCTCGCCAGGATGCGCGCCGAGTCGCCGGGTCACGTCAACGTGACTGACCGAATCGACGCCCACAACGCGGAGATCGAAGCGGCGAACAGCAGGAAGTTCCGAGACTCGATGGGCGAGATGCTGGAGCATCAGGCAAAGTTGCAGCACGACCTCACCGAGGGGCGGAACGTGTTTCGCCAGATGCCCGGTTTCAAAAAGGACGACTAGTGCTGACTGAGTGCTGGCTGTACGAAGGCAGCAAGGACCCTTACGGCTATGGGCGGTATGGCGGAGGCGGACGCGTAATAGTCCACCGCGCGGCCTACGAGATTCTGGTTGGCCCCATTCCGCCTGGATTGGTTCTCGACCACCTGTGTCGCAACCGCGCATGCTACAACCCGCGCCATCTAGAGCCAGTCACTCGCGGTGAGAACGTCGCTCGGGGTATTCGTGGCCGAGTACGGTCAATGCGTACCCACTGCCAGGAGGGTCACGAGTTCACTGCGTCCACTACCTATTGGGAACGAGACAGTAAGTCGGGGCGGCGCTACCGGCGTTGTCGAGTTTGTACCGCAGCGAAGAACCGTCGCCTGCGGCGAGTAAAGGCGGCCTAACCATTTCTCCAGTGAATACACATCTGTCGTTCTTCGAGATTCGTGACTTCACCGCGGGCTTGTGGACCGTCGGCGACTGGCTGATGCCGCCGACCGCCGCACAGCAGATGACCGACTGCTACCCGGTGCCGAGCGGCGGCCTGCGCGCCTGGTTCAAGCCGGTGGCGCTAACGCAAACGGGAATCACGAACATCTCTGCCTCGGCAGTCATCGGGTTGTTCTGTCGCGCTGCGCCAGGCTCTATCGGTAACGCGACGGACTACTACCTGATGACTGTCGATCTGACGGCGAACAACACCCGCCTGTTCCGCATGAATACGGCGGTCGGCGAGACCACGTGGACGCTGAAGAACACGTTTGCAGCAGCAGTCGGCGTCGTACCGAACGCTACGACCTGGGCGGTCTATCGTCCGACCACTGGTAACCCGCTCATCATCATGAGCCTGTTCGGCACGACTACCGATGATGGCGTGTGGTCCTTCGACACCGTGACGGGCGTTATGACCCACCTGACGAACACGGTCTCCGGCGATGGGCTCATCGGTCCGGTAGCGGTTCATCAGTCGCGCATCGTCGCAGGTACCGCGAAGGGCAACATCGGATTCACCGGGCCGGGCGACACGACCTTTGGCCAAAACCTTGCGACGAAAGAGCCGAGCCGCGACTATTCGTTCGTGTCGTGGATCACGCCGTACTCCCCCGGCGACCTCCTGATCGCCACGACCGGTAACGCGTTCTTCATGATCGAGGGCGACCTGACGAATTACACCCTCCGCACGATGGGCGACTCCCGCACTGTCGGGCCGATCCAGCAGCCCGCTTTCGGCCCGATGGGGCCGATCTATCTGGCGAGCAGCGACGGCATCTACGAAACAATGGACGGCTCGATTCATAACCGTCTGACTGATGCGCTCTCGTCAAGCACCTGGGCAGTCCAGTCCACAAGCTTCGACGGAGCGGGCGATGTCTCGTTCGGCAATGTCGCTTACGGTCAGCACTGGGTCATGGGGCCGCACGGGCTCATCATGGACTACGAGACCAAGGCGTGGTTCCAGTCGAGCTTCCTTGCCCCCTCGGCCCACGATTCCTTCCACGTCACCTACGACCGGCTTCGCGATCACTTCGTCGCGGCACAGGGCCATAAGAACTTCCTGGTCTACGACTTTGACGTGACCGAGACCGGCAGCCGAGCCGAGAGCTATACATGGAAGTCGGCTCCCCTGCGCGACCCGACCAGCCGCCAGGTCGAGATTCGTGAGGTCCAGGTGTTCGCCCAGACCTTCAATGGGGCGACCTCCAGCATCTCCGTCACCGTGAATGGTGATACCCGCACCCTGTCGGTGAACGACCCGTCGGGCAGGGACATGCTCGCTTTCCTGTTCAAGCAGCGAGGCGAAACCCTGGACGTCACCGTCACGGCAGCCAGCAACCAGACGGGCGTGGAGGCGCCGACCATCGAGGTCGTCCGCATCGGCACCCATCCCGGTCATCAGACCTACTAGTCCTGGCATACTGGACCTATGGCTACGCCGTACCAGAACCCCAACCCGTCCCAGAAGTCTGCCGCGCCCGGCTCGGAGCCGACCGCTCCGTCCGACGCGTCCCAGTCCGTCGTTGTGACGGTCAAGCTGACGGGTACGGCCGCGAACCTCGCAGCCGACTGGACGACCCTGACCGGCACCAACTTTGCCAGTCCTTCTGCGGAGATCGCCTGGAACCGGGCGTAGCGCATGGCTACCTTCGTGCAGCTTCGCACCCGCTGCGCCACCCGTTTCCGCGATCCGTCGAACATCGTGGTCAGCGATAGCGAGTGGAAGGACTACATCAACGAGGCGTATCGCCAGGTCAACAGCGATCAGGCTCTCTGGCCGTGGAAGGAGGGCCAGACGACGCTGTCGTACCCCGCCTACACCGGATCCACCAGCGGGGCGAGCCAGCCGCTTCCGGCCGACGTCTGGGAGGTCATGGCCGTCTGGGACCAGACGAATCAGATGCCCATCATCCCGCTGGAAGGCCGAGGTCAATACCTCAATGAGTACCCGCAGCAGACCGAGGTCGGCTTCGCGATGCACTACCGGGTATTCAATAACAGCCTGTTCCTGTACCCTCAGCCGGAGTCTCCGGTGACGGTGCGGATCGACTACCGATCCGTCATTGCGGACCTCGTAAATGACTCGGACGTCCCGGTGTTCCCGGCGCAGTACCACTCGATGCTGGTTGAGTGGGCATTGGCTCACGCCTACCTGGACGACGGCAACGACGACCAATACAACGCCCACTCGGCGGTGTTCAACGACCGGCTCGACCAGATGCGCCGGGCGCTCCTCGGCGAGCCCCACCAGGACCGCTATTACGAGATTGTGGACACGTTCCTCTAGGTCGTAAACTGGAGTCGTGGCCTCGTTCGCCGATCTCTACAACGCGGGTACCCCCAACCCGACGAGCAACCTGTCGGACTCGCTGGCTAACCAGTTCAGCGACCTGACGGCACGTCCTTACACGACCAACTACCAGCCGCAGAACCTCCAGGAAGATGCGGCGGTTCAGGACTACCGCCTGCGTCGGAACTTCGCGATCCAGGACCTCCCGAACCTCATCAACAGCGGGGCGGGACAGGGCCAGTGGGGTAGTTCCGGCCTGGCGAACCGGGCGAATCTCCTCGCTATGGGCGTCGGGGACCAGACCTCGGACATCCAGCGGAACCTCTACCGCTCGATGGCAGACCTCACTCGGCAGCGTGTGCTGGCGACGTTCGGGACGATGATCTAATGGTCATGGGTCCGAGCGGCAGCCAGTACCCCGCGCCGTGGGTTGCGCCTACGGCGACCTCTGGTGGCCAGGCACAATACAGCATGGCTACCGGCACCGGTACTGAGGCGCCCCAGCCAATGTTTATGGGTAGCCCTACGAACGCATTGCAAGCCTTCTCAATCCCGCCGCCTCCCGGCGCGCCTGCGGGACCGAACTACATGAATCAGTTCCAGCAGTCGCTCGGCGCGAGCCGAGCCGCAATTCAGGCGCAGCTTCAGAGCGCGCTCGGCGACATCGCCAACAGCCAGAACCTCTCGATGCAGGCCATCGGGCAAATGCCTGGCCAGTTGAACGCGCTTTACGGTGCGGCCCAGAACCAGATGAACAGTGACGCCGGATTCCTCCAGAACAGCTTGGACAGTTCGGGCGTCTTGTCGGGCTTCAAGATGCCGTCGCAGCAGGCATTCATGGAGCCGGTGCAGGCCGCGCTCGCGAATACTCAGGCGTACAACCTGGGCGAAGTTCCGCTGCTCCAACTCGGCGCACAGGACAGCTTCAACAAGCTGCGCTCGCAGGCAAACAACGCAGCCATCTCGGCGCAGGAAAGCCTCAACAGCGAGGACCGGAATGCGCTCGCCAGTATGGCATCCGCGCAGATGCAGGACCAGGCGCAGATGCAGAATGCCTACTACAACGGCCTCATCAGCGCGGCGCAGGCGGCACAGAACAACCAGTACGCGCTGGGTCAGGGTTCGGCAAATACGGCGAACCAGTTGGCGCTCTGGCAGGCAGAGAACCCCAACGCCGGTCAGCCGAGCCCGTACCTCACGAGCGACGCGGGCAACTACGCGTCGGCGTTGCGGTACCTCGCGAAGCAGGACTGGACGGACATCGCCAAGCTTCAGAAGATCGACCCCGGCGCTGTCGCCGCGGCGCTGTCGGGCAAGCTCCAGTAGGCCGTCATGGCTGTCAGCCCGGTCGGCGGTGTCGGCGGTGTCGGCAGCGTTTACGGCCTTCTCAACCAACAGGCCGCAAAGCCCAGTGGCGGTGGTGGCAACGCCCTCAGTCTGTTCGGCATGCATATCCCGATGCCGAACATCGGACTTGGCTCGTTTCTGAGTGGTCTTGCCCACACTCCGCTGGGCCTCGCCAAAACGTTCATCGACTTCACGACGGGCAACGTCCCGGCATTGGCAAGTGATGCCGAAGCCACCGGCCGATACATCGCCCAGGGCGGTCTTATCCTTGCGAAGAGTAATCCCCTAATTGCCGTGCCGGTGGTCGCGGCCGATGTCATCGGGGGGCCGTCGAATCCCATTAACAATGCCTTCAACGCGCTCGGCAATACGATCGGGACGGGGAACGTCTACACGCCGCCGGAGGCGGTGTTCAATCCGAAGTCTCCTGGCTTGCTGCCTGTTGTCGCGAACGCAGTGAGTACCGGCGCGGCCCTGGCTGGTGTGGCTGAGGGCGCAGCAAGCGGCGTCGCGGAGGGTGCCGCTGAGAGCGCAGGCGAAGGTGAAGCCGCCGCCGGGGCGTCACGGGGCATCTCCGGCGCGATCGGGCGCCAGGTCGGCAAGTTCGTCAGTCCTGAGACCGGCCAGGCCGCCGCGAACTTTGCTGAGAAGATCGAACCGTTTGCGCACCCGTACCGAGAGTTGTTCGCCAACTTGAGCGAAAAGGTCGGTGGCGCGCTTTCGAAGTTCCAAGACGAGCAGGTGATCCGCGACGCGGCAACTGCCCCGCCGCGCTTCGAGCCCGGCGACGAAGCCACGATTCACAACCCGGATGGGACCAGCACTCCGACAACGGTACTCGGCGACGCCGGAGCGAGAGGGGGCGTGCCGCACTACATGACCGACGCTAGCGATCAGCCGGTGCCGGTTGACCAGATGTCTCGTGCGACCGACGAAACGACGACCCCTACTCCGACTGAGTGGAAGATCACGGAGGCGCTGAAGAACAGCAGCATCCCTGCGGCACAGGTGGCGGGGAGGATCACAGAGGCTGTTGATTCGGGAGCGGTCAAGGCCCTGTCGAAGATTGCCGGGTTCGCGCAGCGCCGGGCTACATCGAACGAAGTGTTCAAGCAGAAGGCGCTTGCTCGCATGGAGACGATGAAGGCACTGCTTCAGCCGGACA